GGTCTTGATGACCGAGGATTGGACTGAGGCGAGGCTGGCCGAGGAGGTGGGCAAGAGCGAGCCGACGATCCATCGGACGCTCGCGCTGACCCGGCTCGCTCCGAGGGTGCAGACCCTCGTCAACGACGGGATGCTCTCGGCCTCGGCGGGGTATGCGATCTCTCGGCTGGCCTCGCCCGAGGATCAAATCGCGGTCGCGAACCTCGCGATCGACAGCGACCTGAGTCGCGACCAGGTGCTATCGGAGGTCGGGAGTCGGCTCGATAAGGGGAGGCTTCCGGGCCAGACGAGCATCCCGTTCGCGGTCGAGGCGAAGCCCGATGGGGGGCCGGTCGAGACGGGCTCCGGTCATTCACGGTGAAAGTCGCGGGAAGACGATCGAGGGGGCCGTGTCGGCGATCGAGGGGCGGGCCGAGGCCGTGGTCCTGGCCCCCGCACTGACGGAGCCGGCACAAGCACAGCGACTGCGTAACGACGTGATCGCGGGATGGTGGCCGCTGAGAGACGAGCCTTCGGAGCGGGGGCAATCGGCGTACTTCGAGGGCGTCTCGTGCTCCGTGGACGTGATCCCGGAATCTGACCGGGGCTGGCCCGCGATCATCGCCGCGCTGAGCAAGGCCCTTGACGCGGCGAGATATGTCGAGACGCTCGCACGCATCCAGGACGGCCCGGCCTATCCGGGTGACGCGGTCGAGTCGGGTCGAGTCGGGCGGGGAGTGGGGCAGGAAGACGGGGGTGATCGAGCCTTTCGATGAGGCCGATCCCCGCGTCTATATCGAGTGGGATGACCCGGCCTTCCGCGCGAATCGGCTCTGCATCCTCCCCGACCGGCTCCGCGTGCTCCGCGACGTCGAGAGCGGCGGGGAGGTGATCTCATGATCTGGGTCGGGATCGGGATCGCCGCGCTGGGGGCGATCAAGGTGGCGTGGTGGGTGGCGGTTGTGGCCCGCGAGCTGCTCAGGCCGGGAGGCCGATCATGAGCCGCGCGAGGACGGCCTCCGAGGTCGATCGGAGTCTCGCGGGCAAGTGCTCGTGCCTCGAATGCGGGACCGTGGTGCATGCCCACGCCGTCCCGTGCGAGCGGGGCGTGTACACCCTCTATGACCTGTGCGAGGACGACGCGGACGAGCTGGCGGCGATCCCCGGCGTCGGCCTCCGTTGGCTCCTGGCGCAGGGGTTCGGGTTCACGGGGCATTACGTCGATCACTCGCGCTACTGCCCGCCGACGCGGGTGAAGCTGATCGAGGTCGAGATCCAAGGAGACTGGGATGCGCCAGCGCAGGGAGGCGTCGGCGCGTCCGCTCCTCACGATGCGACGGTCGGGTAGACGACATTGATGTTGATGCGAGTGTCGCATCAACCGACCGATGGATGGGTCGACCGCGAGTGCGGTCGGAGAGTGGGAGGATCAATGACTCGACGTGATGGATCGGCGGAAGAGGTCAAGGCGTCTCCCCTGCCCCGGCCCCGAGGGGGGGGAGAATCCCGAGGCGATCGAGGCCGAGCCGACCGAGGGCGCGACGGTCGGAAAGTCGCGCCGTCGGGCCGTCGATCGGTCGACGGTGCGGATGGTCGCACGGTCGGCCGATCGTGAGGTCGAGAAGGCGGTGAAGGTGACTCTCTCACTCTCGCCGCGAGCGGCCAAGCGACTGAAGGACCATGCGTATCACCAAGGGCTGAAGCCGGGAGAGTATGTGACGACGTTGATCCTTGCCCACGTCCCGCGCTGGGCGGCAAGCCGACCACTCGACCCGATCGAGACCCCGGATACTGGAGAAGATCGGCAGACTGAAGCGGCTTGATAAACTTTTCCGGCCCTCGGCCCCGCGATCGTTGACGGTCGGGTAAGGGGCGAGGGCCTCTCGCGGAGTGATCGAGGCCCCTCCCATGGGCAGGGGAGGGGAGGGGTTGGACCTTATGAGGAGATGAGCATGACGACTATTGACGTTGGGGCGACGTCGGGAGTGGTGCCCGAGCACATCGACCGCGTCGTCTACCGGAGGAGGCCGGGGGGCAGGCCCGCCACGTTCGTCCGCCGCCACGACTTAGGGGGTGACTGGTGGGAATTCGAAGGCGGGACGATGTGCGTCAGCCTTTCGATTATGGACGATTGGTGTCGATCCGGGCTGGTCGAGTGGGGGATCGCGCGAGAGGCGTCGAGCGTGGGGGCAACTCATCCATGTACATGATCTTTCTCACCGACAAGAGGGCGCTGGGGAGGCCGGTCCATGCGCTCGGCCGAGACGTCGGCGACGCGGCGCGATACGCGGGCGTTGCCGATGGCGGGCGGGCTCTCGTCTGGCGTGATCGCGGCGAGGCGGCTCGGGTTATGGAGGAGGTGCGAGGCTCCTTCCCCCGGCACCGGCTCATTGTCGTCAAGGATCTCGACTGGATGAGGGAGTTCGGCCGCGCGCTGGAGATCGCCTGGTTCCGCGCCGGGATGCACCGGGCGATCGAGGGCGTGCGGCGCAGGCTGATCGCGAGTCGAGACGGGGGTATCGAGCGATGAGCGCCCCGATTCAGCCCGACCAACTCTTCGGTCTCTGGGACCCCGACGCTCGGCGGTGGTTCTCTGACAGTTTCGGAAGACTCTCAATGCGGCCGATCCTGGCCTTCTACACCTCGACGATGGCCAATGACTACAAATTGTCGAACCGCCATAACAGCCTGGTCGTGGCTCCGCTCGCACCGGCCCCGTCACAACTCGACCTCGCTACGGCGACGATCGAGGGACTCATGGAGGATCATCCCTTCTTCGAGCGAGATGAGGACGACGATGACGACGACGACGATCCGGAGGAGATTGAATGCCCTGCTCCGGTGCCGACCGATCAGCCCTTCCTCGCGTTCGAACGGCGAGGGGAGGAGGAGCGATGATCGTCGCGATCTATGTGGCTATCCATTCGTTCTGGTCTGTGCATGACCGGGACTACAGACGGCGCTCTGAGGAGGTGAGCTTCGACGCGATCCGGTCGCATACGGTCGAGAAGGCGGAGGGGAATCGGATCGAGATCGACGGTGGCGACAAGCCTCGATACTGGATCAAGACCCCGGCGCTGGCGACGATCCGCGAGGCAATGGCATGGGATGTTTTGACGATGGGGCGAGAGCTTAAGACGAAGGTGAACCCTTATGGATACGCGCTATCTCCGTGCAAGACCTTACACCTCGCGGGTGAGACGATCTCGGGCAAGGTCGCGTGGGTCGTGCTCGCGGCGGCACGTCGGGGCAGTCCGGATTACACCTTTGTGGAGGCTCCGGAAGTGCCGACCCTGCCAAAGCCTGTCGAGAATATACCCGCACCTATGCAGCCTCCGGACGACACCGACGGGCCGATCCGAGGCATCATCCATGACAAGCCGATCGTCGAGATGACGGACGCCGAGTGCGACGAGGAGATCGCCGCGCTTGAGGTGGCGATCGCCAAGTCCAAGGCCAGCGTCAAGGCGGAGCCGTCGCGCCTTGTTGGGCAGCTCGCGTTCGATTGGGGGTCGTGACATGTTCTTGATCTTGCTGACCGATCGGCGTGAGACGGATGGGCTTGCCTGGTTTCTGGGGCGCGAGGATGGACCCGAGCCGGACCCTGACGTGCGGTATCGGTTTATCCATAAGACGGACGGCATGCGTTACCGACCACGATGCGGTCCGATCCAGTATGAGCCGATCAGCGAGATAGTCCCCTCGGCAGGCCCGAGATATCAGCCGGTCGCCGACATCGGCCAGGCCGTCGTCTTTGCTCACCGCGACGAGGTGACTCACTCGTTGGCCGATGTTCGGGCGCAGTTGCCCGATTTCACCTTGACCGTTATCCATCCATCGTCTTAAACATGAAGGATTACGCCGAATTCACCGTGAAGGATAAGCGATCGGGTCATCGCAAGCCTCCCCGGCCGAGGGCGAGGTCGATGAGATACCAGATCCCCATGACGGGTGCGAGCACCATCACTACGAGGATGCCGAGCGTGCCGAGGATCACGGCGAGCGTGATCCAGACGCGGGTGAAGGCCAGGGCGAAGTCGAAGAGAGAATCGGCGATCCGATCAAGATGTGTCATCGCAAGCCTCCCCGGCCTTCGGCGAGGGTGAGGCCGAGTGCGGAGGTGAGACGGTCGGCCGAGGCGAGGGAGAGCGAGCGGTCTCGCGCGAGGAATCGGCTGATCGAGGAGGCCGAGACGCCCGAGGCGTGGGCGAGGGCGTAGGCGGAGAGGTCGCGCGCGAGGATCACTCGACGGAGACCGTCGGAGAGGGAGTCGATCGGCTTGGGCTTAGGCTTAGGCATACTCATCTCTGGATATGGGGCCGAGGCTGGCGATCTCGGCGACGATGGCCGCGATCCGCGAGCGGGGGAGGTCGAAGACGTCGGCGATGTGGCGCTGGGGTATTCCGGCTCGCGCGGCGATGGCGATCACGAGGTTGCGCCGGAGCCGCCAGCGCTGGCCCTCGGTGGCGTTGGGCGGAAGGATCGGGAGCGTCGCGTGGTGCGATCGGACGAGGGCCTTGGGGACGCGGGGCAAGGTGGCCATCGGCGTCACTCCGCAGGTGGCTGGGGGAGCGAATGGATCGTCGACGGCGACCAGGGCCTGCCTGACCGCGAGCGGATATGGCTCGCGTTGAGCCAGTCGGCGATGTTCCGCAGCGATACCTTTTGGGCCCGCCACCGGCAGATATCGCGGAGCGTCACTTGCTCGTCGGGGTCGGGCATGATCTCGATCGGCTCGCCGGTCTTGGCCGATCGGCGACCGTCGGGGTTGATCCGATAGCCGAAGGGGATGGTGCCGAGCCGTTCGCCGCGCTCGCGCTTGAGGTTCATCGCGGCCTGGGTCCGCTCGACGATCGCCTCTCGCTCCCATTGGGCGACGGTCATCATGATGTTGAGGACCATCCTCCCGGCGGCATCGCGAGTGTTGATCGACTCGCATACGCTCATGAGAGACTTGCCGCCCCGCTCGCCGAAATAGCGGTCGATCAGGTAGGACCAATCGTTGATGGATCGGGTGAGCCGGTCGAGCTTGAAGATGACCAACCCACCGGCCTCGCCGCTGTCGAGCTTGGCCAGGACGCGGACGAGGCCGGGGCGGTCGAGCGACTTGGCCGACGCGCCGGGGTCGGCCTCGACGGCGATGAGTCGGAGGTCATGGAGCGCGGCATAGGCTTCGATCTTGTCGCGCTGGAGGTCGAGTGAGACGCCCTCTTTGGCTTGCTCGTCGGTCGAGACTCGCGCGTATCCGAGGTAGCCGATCACGGTCGAAGATTTGTCGGTGGCCATAGGGTTTGATATCCAAATAGGTGTCGGGTGGCACGGTGTCACCTGACGGGAACGGGGGTGTCAGCGGGCACGGATCGGGAGGGGCGCACGCGACGGGTCGGTTACGGGCGCGAAACCAGGGGCGGGTGACAGCGGAGACAGCAGTTGGTGACGTGGGTCGAAGTCGCGACGAGGGTGCGTTTGATCCGCTTCGCGCGGCCTCTGCCGAGGTGTTGGATCGAGACGTGCCGGGTCAGCAGGGTCTCTTTGGGTCCGCCCTGGCGACCGCAGTAGTGACAGCGCATGCCGGGGATGTGGTCTCTCATGGGTTCGGGTATCCAGATACGATGGTGCCAATTGATGAAGGCATGGCGATGCCCCCTGACATGGATGATCCGAATATCAGTCGAATAAGTTCCGCTTCCGCTTAATGATGCTTTGAAGTGGTAGAGTAAGCTGGGTAGGATAGATCGAGGCGCACGGATATCAGGGGCGAGAGAAAGAGGCCGGCCCGGTTCGACGGATCGGGTTCAGTCGCGGAAACTTCGATCCAATATCGCGCCGATAAAGTGAGCGGTGACGGTCACTTAGGTTGATAGGCGCGTCGCAGCGCCGGGCATCTTATGGGAGGCCGGTCGAAGTATCCGGCGCACACCAATGAGCGTAAGCACACTTAATCGCGCATCGGGAGACCGACTCCGCCTCCTCACGCCGCCCGGCCCCGACCAGGGGGGTTATGCCGAGTCGATCTATCGAATCAACGGCTATCCGGCTCGGGTGATGTCCTGGACCGCCAAAGCCTGGAGTCTCCTCAGTCCTGGAGAACGACCGCCGTATGTCCGCGTTCTCAACGGGATGCACGTCGGCCTGGTCATGGACTGATCGACATACGCCCCGCCGATGATGTCCGGGGCGTCACGGGCCGACGACGAGTGTCGGGCCATGTTCGGGCCGGCCGAGCGATTTGTAACCGCTCGGCCGGCTTTTCTCATTCTTATCATTCGCCGTTTCCCCGCATGCAAGGATCGACATGTTCGACCGCTTCCGCTCCATCGTCGCCTCGTTCTCCGGCCTCGTGACCCACCTTCCGACCCGCGCGACGGCCGTCGCCGCGCTCAAGGTCTCGGCGCTCTGGGCCGCGACGTTCCTGCTCTCGATCCTGGTCGCGCGCACGCTCGCGGCCCGTGCCGACGCGGAGGTGATCGTCGTCGGCACGATAGCGATCGCGACGGCCGTCTTTGCGTATGAGCTTTGCCGACCAGAGGTTAAGGCCGTCGAGGAACATTCACCGTGTAAGTCGGGACCGCCGGGCGTGGCGCGGCTCCTACCTGAGCCGTGCGTGCCGGGGTGGCGTTACCCTTCGACCGACGAGTCTTTCCATCACGCGATTAGCGAGACCTGACATGCCGAAGCGCATACCCTACTCGCGGCCGGGTCTGCCCCCGACCCGAGGCGAAGACAAGGCCGAGCGTGATGCGTTCTACTCGGGCCGTCGGTGGCGATGCCTCCGCGCCGCCTTCCTCGCCTCACACCCGCTCTGCGAGTCGTGCCTGAAGCAAAACCGGGTCACAGTCGCGACGGTCGCGCATCACATCCGCGAAAGGCTGAAGGCCCCGGCACTCGCCTACGACGAGGCCAACCTCGAAGCCTCCTGCGATCCCTGCCACACGGCCACCCATAAGCGAAAATCCAATTAATGATCGACCGGGGGGGGGCCTAATTCCCTAAACACGCGACCCTCCCAGCCGAGCCTTAAGCGCGCGTGTTTTTAAATCGGTTTTTTGCCCCCCCCACACCCCCACCCGGCCAGCGTGATCTATGGCAGACGCCAGACGCGGCCCGAAGGGCAAGGATCGGGCCGAGGGGACGCCGCTGCGGGGCGAGGCACGATCCCCCGCCGCACCTCGACAAGGTCGCCGCAGATCACTGGCGAGCCGTCGCCGCGCTGATCGACGAGGCCGGCCTCCTCTCTCGCCTCGACGCCCCCGCCCTCGCGCTCTACTGCGAGCTCTATGCCGACTACCGCCATGCCCGAGACCAGGTCGTCGAAGGCGGCGCGGTCATCACCGCGATCAACGGATACCGCCAGAAAAACCCCTGGTATGACATCGCAGTCCAGTGCCAGAAAGACATGAAATACTACCTCGATAAGTTCGGCCTCACCCCCGCCGCGCGCTCCAAGCTCGCGATCGAGGAGGCCCCCGAGGTCGAATCGAAATGGGATGACTTCACGACTTGACCCCGGCGACCGCGCCGTCAGGTTCATCAACAACCTGACCCTCTCCGACGACTTCGCCGGCCAGCCCTTCCGACTCCGACCCTGGCAGGCCCGCATCCCCCGCACCCTCTTCGGCACGATCCGCCCCGACGGCCTCCGCCAGTATCGCCGCTGCCTCCTCTTCCTGCCCCGCAAGCAGGCCAAGACCCAGCTCAGCGCCGCGATCGCCACCTATGGCATCCTCGGCTCGGGGCGCGAAGGTCAGCAAGTCCTCCTCGCCGCCAGCGACCGCGAGCAGGCTTCGCACCTCTACCGCAAGTCGGTCCAGATGATCGCCGCCGACCCCTGGCTCGACGCGCAATGTCGTGTTTATAGCTCGGCAAAACGGATCGAGACCAAACGCACCGGCAACGTACTCCAGGTGCTATCGAGCGACGGCCGTAGGCTCCACGGCCACAACCCCTCGACGGTCATCATCGACGAGGTTCACACCCAGCCCAACCGCGAACTCTACGACGCCCTCACCTCCGCCTTCGGAGCACGTCGAGACCCCCTCACGCTCCTCATCTCCACCGCCGGACACCGCCGAGACAGCCTCTTGCACGACGAATATGAGTATGCGTGCAAGGTCCGCGACGGCCTGATCGACGACCCCGAATATCTCCCGATCATCTACGAGGCCGGCCCCGACGACGATTGGACCTCCGAGTCCGTCTGGCACAAGGCCATGCCCGCCCTCGGCGACTTCGCCAACCTCGACTTCATCCGCTCCGAGTGCCGCAAGGCCAGGGAGATGGCGAGCGAAGAATCCAAGTTCCGACAGTTGTACCTCAACCAATGGGTCGCCTCCCAGATGAAATGGCTCAACCGGCCGAAGTGGGACGCCTGCGGACTCTTCAAGCACGACCCCGCCGAGCTGCTCGGCCGTCCCTGCTATGGCGGTCTCGACCTCTGCGGCTACCTCCGATATCACCGCGTTTATCCTTATATTCCCATTCGATGATGGCACCTTCCGCCTCCTCTGCCGCTTCTGGATTCCCGAGAGCTATGCCGCCGAGCGCGACCGCAAAGGCCACACCAAGTATCTCCAGTGGGCGGAGAAGGGCCTCATCACGCTCACCGACGGCGACGTGATCGACCACGATCTCATCCTCAAAGAGGTCGTCTCGCTCGCGTCGACCCTCGACATTCGCAAGATCAGGATCGACAAGTTCACCGCCTTGCAGACCGCGATCAAGCTCGCCGCCGAGGGCATCGACGTCGAGTTCATGCGGCAGGGCACCATCTCGATGAACGAGCCGACGTGCTACCTCGAAGTCCTCATCGCCCGCGAGCTGCTCCACCACGGCGACAACGCCGTCCTCAACTGGATGGCCGACAACGCGGTCAGCGAGCGGGACGCCCAGGGCAACATCAAAATCTCCAAGCATAAGAGCGCCGACAAGGTCGACGGCATGGTCTCGCTCGCGATGGCCCTCGCCGCCGCCATGATCGACGTCCCCCCGCCCGAGCCGAGCATCACCTTCCTCGGATAAAAGTAACCGCACATGGCGATCCCTAAACGGAAACTCGGGCACCGTCGGGCCAGGCTCGGGACGATGCCCGAGGTCCGATCGACCTCCTTCGACGGCACCGGCTCCTTCACCGGCGCGTTCTCGATCCCCACCCTCTCGGGTTCGACGGTCAACGAACAGACCGCCATGACCGTCACGGCCGTCTGGCAGGCGGTCCACATCTACGCCAACACGATCGGTGCCCTGGATCTCTACGTCGCCGAGCGCGACAAGCGCGGCGGATCTCGGCCCGCCTTCGAGCATCCGACTTACGACCTCGTCCACACCCGGCCCAACCGGATCACGACCTCATTCCGATTCCGGCAGTCGCTCATCGCCCACGCGCTGACCCACGGCAATGGCTATGCCGAGATCGAACGACTCGGCAATCAGCCCGTCGCGCTCCACCTCATCGACCCCCGCAACGTCCGCCCAACGATCCTCGAAGACGGCCGGCTCGTCTACCACCTGGTCAAGGAAGGCAAAGACGTCGCCGCCCGCGACATGGTCCATATCGCCGGCCTCGGCTGGGACGGCATCAAGGGATACTCCGCGATCACCTTCGGTCGCGAGGCGATCGGAGTCGCCATCGCGCAGCAAGCCTGGGAAGGTGCGCTCTACGGCAATTCCGCCGTCCCCAACGGCTACCTCAAGTATCCCGGCACGCTCAAGCAAGACACCAAGGATCGGCTCCGCGACAACTGGAATAAGGAGCATCAGGGGGCCGACCGATCAAACAAGATCGCCGTCTTCGACGCCGGCCTCGAATGGGTCGCGACCAGCTTCTCGCCGGAGGACGCGCAACTGATCCTCTCGCGAGGCTTCTCGATTGCCGAGATCGCACGGCTTTTCAACCTTCCGCAGCACATGCTCGGCCAGATGGAGCACTCGACATTCGGTAATATCGAAGAGCAAAACATACAATTCTATCAGCTTTCGTTGATGCCTTGGCTCGTCAACATCGAGCAGGAACTGAATCTCAAGCTCTTCTCCGCCGCCGAGCGCAAACAGTTCTTTGTCCGGCACGACATCAATAGCCTCTTGCGCGGCAATATAGCCGCCCAGACCGCCCGCGAGCGTCGCCATGTTTAACATCGGCGTTTACTCACAGAATGAAATCCGCCTCGCGGGTGGCGAGAACCCGATCGACTCGCCCTCCGCCGACAAGCATTGGGTTCCCATAAACAACCTCCGGGCCATCGAGGATCTCGACAAGGTCGCCGTCGTCCCGCTCGCCGAGTCCGACCCCGACGCTACCGAGGCCCCGACGACCGTCGACCCCCGCCGTCGTCACGACCCCAGCGCCCGCGCCCGCCCCGACCGCCCCGACCCCGACCGACACCGTCGTCGATCCCGCCCAGGACGCCGACGCGGCCGACATCCAGGCTACCGCGCTCAACGGTGCCCAGATCGCCAGCCTGATGGCCATCGTCAGCGCGGTAGCCTCCGGCGTCCTCCCCGCCGAGTCGGCAAAGGGACTCATCGCCGCGAGCTTCCCCACCCTCTCGCCCGCCAAGATCGAGACCATTCTCGGTCCGCTCGACGGGTTCGCCTCCGCCGATCCGTCGGCCGTCGACCGCGCCGCCCTCGCGCCCGGAGAGATCGACGCCCTGCGCGGCCTCCTCGCCGACCCGATCGACCGCATGATCCGCCGCGAGTGCATCGCCGTCCGCAAGGCCAGCAGACGGCCCGACTTCCTCGAATGGCTCGACGAGTTCTACGCCGGCCATCACCCGCTCCTCGACAGGTCGACCGCCCCGGCCTTCCGCGCGATCAACGTCGTCAGGTCGTCGAGCCTCGACGGCACCGCGATCACCGCCGCGATCAACCGCGAGTCGCGCGAACACCTCGCCGGGATCGTCAAGTCGATGGCCCCCGACGAGATCCCCGGAGCCGTCGACCGCCTCTGCACCGAATGGGAATCGACCCGAGCCGAAAGCCTCGCGCGGAGACTGATCCATGACTGATCCACATATCAAAACCAGGATCACCAACCACAAGGTCGAGCTGCGAGCCGACGCCGAGGGCAAGCCCGCCGCCGCCCTCGCCGGCTATGCCGCGATGTTCGGGGTCGAGTCGTGCGAGATGTGGGACATCGACCTGGTCGACGAGGACGGCGAGCCGTTCCCTTTCGTCGAGATCATCGACCCCGCCGCCTTCGACCGCACGCTCCACGACAAGCCCGACGTCCGCGCCCTCTTCAATCACGACACATCCTCCGTCCTCGGCCGGACCAAGTCCGGGACGCTCGCACTCTCGGTCGATGAGGTCGGACTCGTCTTCGTCTGCCAGATTCCCGACACCCAGGTCGGCCGCGACGTCCGCACCCTCGTCGCCCGAGGTGATATCGACGGATGTTCGTTCGGCTTCCGCGTCGTCAAATCCAAGGTCACTCACCGCGACGGACAGCCCTCGATCCGCACCCTGCTCGAAGTCGAGCTTTTCGAGATTTCGCCGGCCGTAACCTTCCCGGCCTATGAGCAGACCGAGGTCGCCCTCCGCGCCCGCAAGGCCCGCGCCTCGAAGATCGCGGCGAGGCTCACCCCACGCCTCGACCACTCCCGGCGACAACTCTCCGTCGAGGAGTGAGCCGCCCGAAAGCCCGATCGAGAAAGCCCCCCGAGGCCCGCGCCGAAGCGTCGGGCACGGGGCGGCGAAGGTGATGAGCGCGCGACGACTCGCCGCAACGCACCGCCCGCGTCAATGGCCACATATCAAAGAAGCATCATGAACCGCTACCAACTGTTGAAGCTCCGATCGCAGAAGAACGCCGCGCGGAAGAAGCTCATCGCCGACTGCCAGTCGGGCGACGAGGTCCGCGACATGACCCCCGACGAGAAGAAGCTCTTCGACGACCTCAGCGCCCAGGTCGCCGTCATCAAGGGCCAGCTCGAAAAGCTCTCCGCGATGGACGCCGACGAGGAGGATGAGGACGCCGAGACCGAAGACGAGACTCTCGCCGAACGCTCGGCCGTCCCCGCCCGCGAGACCAGGTCCGCCCGCGTCTCCGAGCCGATCGGCCAGGCACCCGCGATCCACACCCGCGAGCACTCCTATTTCGATCAACGTCGCCATCCGCGCAATGCTCGATAAGAAGGCCCTCAAGGGACTCGAAGGCGAGATCTCGCGAGACCTCTCGCTCCGCACCGGCAAGTCCCCGACCGGCTTCTACATGCCGCTCGGCAACGAACCCGAGTACCGCGAGTTCTTCGGCTCGACCCGCTCGCGGCCCCGCGACGAACGCCGAGACCTGACCACCACCACCGGCACCGGCGCGGTGTTCGTAACCCCCGACCTCCCGTTCATCGAGCTCCTCCGGAACAAGCTCGTCATCAAGGATCTCGGCGCGACCTTCCTCACGGGCATGGTCGGCAAGTTCTCCCTCCCCCGCCAGAGCGCCGCCGCCACCGCCTCGACGATCGGCGAGGAGGTCGCGGTCGCGACCAGCAACCAGACCTTGGACCAGGTCGCGTTCGTCGACAAGACGATCGCCGCCGCCACCAACGTCTCACGCAAGTTCATCTATCAGTCGTCGATCGATGCCGAGATGTTCACGAAGAACGACCTCGCGAAAGTCCTCGCGATCAAGCTCGACTATAACGCCATCGCCGGCCCCGGCGCAGGCGACTTCGTCGGCATCATCAACAACGCGACGATCGTCGCCAACTCGGCCGCGCTCGCGCTCGGAGCCAACGGCGGTGCCCCGACCTATGCCGCGATGATTGCGATGGAATCGCAGGTCGCCACCCTCAACGCCGAGCGAGGGTCGCTCCGCTACCTCACCTGCCCGCAGATCCGAGGCACGCTCAAGACCACGCCCAAGGTCGCCGCGTCGAGCTTCCCGATCTTCACCTGGGAGGGCGGCAACGCCGACGGCGTCGGCGAGGTCAACGGCTACCCCGCCTACGCGACCAACAACGTCCCCGCCAACCTCTCGAAGGGCACGTCGGTCGGCAAC